CGACATTACCATTCCTAAAGTACCTTACAACATCATTGTCAATCCATTGGGCTACAATCTCAAAACTGGTAAGCCGACGAACAAAGCACCTGAGCGAATGCGCCTTCTTAGCATAGACGCCAGTGCTGGAACCATCACTGTAGATTCGATTCATTTGGATTTCGCAGGGAGTCCTTCAAACGGACGCCGTGGCCCTCTTATGAACCACGATGCTGGTCGATTCGTTATCATCACTGGCGACTGCATTGTTGATACTGGAAAAGGCAACGAGCACCAACCGTACGGTAGCGGAACACAGTTTTCGCAACGGCAGGGGCAAGTTTGTATTGACGAAAGCGATTATGGAAACAACGGTATTGTGTTTTCACAAAGTATGGCAATTGATAATCACGAGTACAACAAGTTCTCAGCAAGCACGACTAACATGGGCAACGACGTGTTAGCAGGTCACTGTGGTCGGCATATTCTCAACCATGTCAAGAGTCACCCGTTCATGGGTACATTACCGCCAACTGAATCTCACGATGTCGAGAAGAAACTGGACATCGGTAGTGATGTCATTTCTGCCACATTCCCATCTCAGTTTTCTGATATTCGTTCAACGGTACCAATCAACAGTGTCGTTTCAAGTTTCGATACGCATTCAACGTATAGAATCAAGAGTGTTGAAAACAAAGGATTTGTCAATGTCGTCGTTGAGAACGGTATGGCTGATATTTCAGAAAGCAAACGTGCGATGTTGGCTATAGGCGGAGACAACTTTGACCCTACGCCTTTTTTGCTCAAATCAGTGACTGGTAACTTTGAACAAGGCGATACCAAGTTCATAATTCCATCAACAGAGAGTCGAATCGCTACTCTCTCTTTGCCCCGCCTTACAGAGTTCAATTACGCTCCTTTCATTCAAGTTCACTACAACGCTATTGATTTCTCAGGCAACAACTTCACGGTAGGCGCTACCTCAAGGCTCACTGGAAACATAAGCGGAGGCAACACAGTTCTGACACTACAGAGCATCAAGTGCTTTGGCAATGACGGCGAGACCATTCTTTCAAGTTCAATTCTCATCGGTGATACGCCTGCTTCGGCTACAACTGGTCATTTTGCCACCATCAACCACAGCGCCAAGACATTGACATTTTCATCAGCAGCCGACGCAGGTTTTGTCACATTGGCGACAACCGATGCGATTGTCAAGAAAACAGATGTAAGTCCTATGCTTATGGTGACCAACACCTACCCAGACGTCTCTACGGACTTAGGTAGCGGGTACCTTATTCTTGATTTGATACGCGAGTCCATGGCAATTGGTGACCTTGTTCTACGCTCACCCGGAGGCATCATAGAATTTGAAGAGCCTGATATGTTTGTCTTCAAGGACGGTGAATTGGAAGGTGAACATTCAGAAGGGACAGTTGCTGAGGACAAATTGGACTACTCATTGTCACCTGTCAATTACCTGCCTTTGAATTCGACCGACCCTGTGCAGACTACTCCCAAGGCTATCCCTGTCGCTACGTCTGAAATGCAAAGTAGAGACTCTGTGTTTCACAAGGTCTTCGTACGTACACACAAGTCCAACATAGGTGAGTTTGAAGAAGTGGCTGGTTTGACGGTACAGAAATCGACCAGTGGTGAAAGACAGCGAATCGGTGTCCTCATCAACAAAGCCTCAGGTTATTCTTCTGGAACCACTACGGCTATGCTCGTTGATGGCGTAAATGATGCTACTGATTTTATTGCAGTAGGTGACAACATATACAAATCCAACGGAAAGAATCTCGGAGTAGTCACTGCCGTTACCAGTACCAGTGTCAGAATTGGAGGAGGTACATCGGATGCAGTTGTCGATAACGACGAACTCTTCGTGCAACCTCAAATTACAGGCGTAGGGACGACAAATCAAAGTTCGTGTGTTCATGATTACTTTGATATCATAGAGCACACCACGCTCAATGGCAACGTTCGACTGGTCATACAACCGAGCGACAGAGCCAGATTCGACCTTTTGTCAAAGATGAATGTTCTAACAGAGAATGCCAACTACATCAGCATCGAAAGCCTTGTTTCTCGTGGACGAGTTGTTTCGTTTGCTGATAACGCTGACGGAAACACTGTCATGCGTGCACACGGTATTATTGGGGATTTGTCTTCATCAAGCGTCTACGTCAAAGGTTCAGCATCACCTGACAGTCATATCGTCAAAGAAATCATGCCGGGTTCACCAGTTGTAACGATGACACTGGGCGGGGCCGGACAAGGCGGTGTCAATACAAAAGAAACGTTTGACCCTGCCCCGTTGAGTCGTCTGGCTTGGAATACACGAAGAGACTGCCAAACAGTCGTTAGTGATACTGCTTCGTCATCAATTACTGTCTTACCTCTCAACAACAAATCAGACGATTTACAATCTTGGGGCACGTACTGTTTTCCAAAGTTGGGTCGAATTTACCTTGAACTGGAAGGCAATCAGGGTGAACAAGTACGCTTTGCCAGTGCAGAATATACTGGTAAAACAGGAAGCGTTTTTGAATTCACATCATCGACTGGGCGGACAGGAACAGGTGACTTTTTGCTTGCTGACGGCTCAGAAGCCGATTCATTTGCCGCTTGGAAAACTGCTACAGGTATCGGTAAAGGGAGTGTTCTTCATGTCGATGACAAGTTTGGAGAGGAGTCTATGTGTAACGATGGTACGACCATCAACGACCGTTTATTCCAAACACTCGACACTGTTCAACACGATTACCAATTGGGTAGTCAGTATGCAAGTACGCGTGCACTTGTTGAGATTCCTTTGTTTGAAGAGTTCTTTTTCGATGTACCTGACAAGGGTATCTTCCCCGGCCCCGATAACAGCATGAAACTTCACGTTGATGCCACACATACAGCACACTCTTGGAACCCGAATCCTGTAGGACGTAGGCCGAATTCCATTTCACCTCAAGACCCTGAACTGTTTGGTCCATTTTCTTATGCCATACAAGAACAAAGTCATCGAAGTGGTACAAAGGTGACTCAACCATACGATTCGGCAAATTACCGAATTTACGTAGAAGATGCGAACATATTCCCGATTCCTACCGCTCCTCCAATCGAAGTTGCTGAATTAGGGGGAAGCGCTCGTTATCGAAGGGCTTTCCTGCCAAACGGAGAGTGGGTCACCTATAGTGCACGAGATGTTCTCAATCACTATCTTACAGTTGTCGATTCAGGTGATGACCACGCTTTCAGTCAGAATTTTTTGCGTGACCTCAAAGTAGGTGCGCTTCTGACACCTTCACCGGGTTACCAAGATATGAATTACAACAGCATCGCTGACAATCCGACGCTCATCAGCGCTGGTTATGAAAATCGACGTTCATTTTACTTTGACAGAGCCAGCGTCATGACGCAAGGAGGTAACGTAGATTACGGACTCAAGCAGTACGTTAGCGCTATTGAATTACGTGCTGGACCTACATCAAATCCGCATTTGCCGAAAGTTGTGAACAAGCGTCCACGAGCCAAGATTATCGCAAGAACTCCTGCGAGCGGTACGCCTGTAACTGAACTCGTACTGGATGATGCCAGTCTTTTTCCAATCAAGAGTCCTGATAGCGATTATCATTTCAGGGTCGCCCATCGAGATGCCAGTGGGACTGTTAGGCGAGGTTTCTACAACAATCGTTCAGGTAACACCCTGACCATCACTAATCCCGATACAGGCTTTGACCCGTCAGTAGGTGACGAGATATATGTCGAAGACCTCTATGCTGTATTATCAGGCACGTGGCCAAAGGTCAAAGAGACATATCTGAGTCGAGCATGGGCTCATCCTTACTGTGGAGGTGGGCTACGGCAAGGCGATACCGTTTGGATGAACATGCACTATACAAATCCTCACGCAATTGAAGGATTGTTCTGTAAGAGCCGAGGAACACTCAACGAAGCAGAGGTTTTTGTCGATTTCAACGGAGGTGAAGGACTGTTCGATGCCAGTCCAAGAGACAGCATTCCGATGGAAAACTTTCTTATTGGAAACAATTGTATCGAGACCGCTCAGAATCTGGCGCAACACATTAACAAAACCATCGAAATGAATTACAGTGCACTTAAACTAAGTGCCTCTGATGCGCCTGTCGTTGCCTATATTGACCCGTATCAGTGTACCAAAGATTTTGCAAGAGTTTTGCTGTACGATGTCAAGCAGGACAGAGAATTCATCGCATTCCAAGATTTGCACATGCAAGTGCAAACCAGCCCTGCGGCTGCAATGATAGGTCAGAATTCAGGTTTGGATACAGGTATCATTGAAAATACAAACAGCGTAAGCGGGTCACTTCTCGACGTCGCTGCTGGTTTTCCAACACAAAACAAAAACCTCAACACGACACAGAAATCGGACTTTATCGAAGGTAGTTATGCTCACGCATCGACATGGAATGCGAACAACTCAGGCGCAATATCCACTCACAATGTAGGTAACCTTGGTGAAATGGGAAGACACTCTTTCTCAGAGCGTACAAATCAAGCGTCTGCTGTAGCCAGTGAAGCAAATACTCAGCACTTACACATTGATGACTCATCAAGAGAGCAATCGACATTCTTCGATACTCCAGACGGCACTCGTGTCATACCTGCGTTCTTAGCACTCAAGGGAATACGCAACACTACACTTGACCTTACAAACGACAGTGTCGATGCCTCACTACGATACAGAGAGCATTGGACGAACATGGACTTTGTACGACGCTTAACCGTTGATTTGGGAGAAGTTAGACTCAAAGAAGGCGTAAGTGATATTGAATCAGCAGCAAGAGAAGTTGTTCGTTTAATCAACCAAGCGGGTGCAAAGAATGGTAAAACGAATGCTCGGAGGCCCAATGACCAATTCCTTGGCGACAGTGACAAATTTGACCCAGCGTCTGTGCATCAAAAAGCGGACTTTGCAGCAACGGCATCTACGCACGACCCTGCTCCTTTCTGGGACCCCAGTAAAGCATTTTCAAGTCACGACCGTGGTACGCACATGGGTTACGTAAGAGCACATCTTGGTCGTGTTATTGACTTGGATAAGCCACTTGATTCTGGAGCAAAGCGTGGATTTACCATTGTCATTCACTCCACTGTTCCGGGCGCTTCGGGTCGCAACTTTTGCGCTTGGCTTGACAACAGTAAAGCACAGAGTCCTTATCGTCCGCCGTTTTTGATTGGACATGGAGGTCGATTCCGCAATTACTGGTGCCAGCCTGACGAAATGACAGGTGAAAATATGCATCCTGCACCGATGCCAATCAATCGCTTTGGTCGTCCATTCGCACCAATCACCACGCTCAAAGAGCACTTGCCTCCTGAGAATCCCGACGACCCACTTCTGAACAACTTGTCATTTGGAGCGGAGACCGTTGATAGCGATGATGCGCTTGGAACGAGTAGTGTCGAGTCAGGTAGTGGTCGCAATGCGAACACGATGATTAACGAGTCGTTTGAAACTAAGAGCCCTGCATCTACACTGGTCGATGGTTTACGAGTAGGTACAAAGGCCAAAGCACGAATCAATTTTGGTGGTATGACCCAAGCAGGAGTTCCGGGCTGGGCTCCTGATGTCAGTAAATGGGGATTCAGCAACTCAGGTACGACTGGGTCCGAGACAACGAGATACGGTAACCCTTCAAACGTCTCCGATGGTATGACCATAACTACAGAGGGCAGCGATGACGGATACATTCCTAAGGCTGACATGAAAAAAGAAAACATCGGCAATTCGCCAATTTACGGATTGCGATTTACAGACCATCGAGGAGACAATCATACTATTCGTTTACTTTACCGACAGTTTGGTGAATCGTTTGCCAACGACAACACGTATCTTCCACCGACACTCGATGAGGAAGTTATCATCCATTTCGATGACAGGGATGCAGGTCAGGGTGGTTTTACTATCGGTAGGCATATGGTCGGTACTGGAGAAGTGTGTGGAGAAAAGACAGGTGGAGCGCCCAAGAAATTAAAAGGTAATCTTTGGAACAACTACCCTGCTCCGATAGTCGGTGTAAAGGTAACGACGTCTTATTCAAGCGGTACGATGACAGTCACACTTGACGCTCCGTACGACACAAGTGCCCCTGCCGTCATGCAAACGCACCCTGACATACTGGGTTATCTTGGCTTCCCAGAAAGCGGTATGTTTCAACTTTCTAAACACGGTACAGATACTACGAATGACCACCAAGGTCTAAACTTCTACTATACCAGTAGAACACACGATGATTACAGTGGTACTCACAAGTTCTTTGGAGTTATCGGCGGCTCAACCAGTCACTCCAACGGCGATTGGTTCATGAGCCCACGCCTCAATTTTACTTGTCTACTGACTGACGAAGTCATTGCTGCTGCTGTTGAGTATGCTATCAATACGGACAGTTCTTCGCAAGAGGGTGTCGGCGTTACAAGTTTCGATTGCACTGACATGTTCGCCCCTGATGGCAGAACGTTAGGTGAATGGGGGGTTAGTCCGACTGCTATCCGCATTAAGACGAGAGCCGATGGAAAAGTTTCAATGAACAACTACTTTGAAGTCGAGCGGACAAGAGATTTTGGATTGCTCGACGGTGCATCAACTGACGCAGTAGTATCTGGTGAGCATACAGGTGGACTAAGTGATTTGGAAAAAGACGCAGGCACTCGACTTGACATCGGCTATATTCCGTACACGGTGCTCCATATCACCACCAAGTACAGAGGAACGAATGCAAACACAGCCACACCTGTCTTGGTCGATAGTCAGAACAATGTCGTCAATGTAACGACATGGCAGCGAAACTTGCGAGGAGATAATTACACTGACGTGCCCGGTGACCACATTATACCAAGAGTCGATTCGCCTTGTGTAGAGGTTCATTCTTTTTCAGACCCAGACATCAGTGTTGCTACAAATGAATCATGGGCACTCTTGGGCAAACCAGCATGTGATACGGCCAATAGTTGGGGTGAGCCTTTTGTTATATGGTATAGCGATAGCAATTGGGCGTTAGTCAGAAGCAAAGCAGGTGTATCTGACCCAGAAGAAGTCGCAACAATTGTGAGCAAAAGTGCTAACTTCGCCAATCCTTCTGCTGGCGATGTACTATGGAAAAGAACATCTTCGTATTACAAAGACATCAGCACAGACGGCGTTCGTCGTGCTGGTAGTAAAAATGCAAGTCCATTCTTGTACTTCCGTGGTGGACGTGACAGTCCTGACCACTGGGTTCCTCTCTACTTTGGTGGTGGCTTTAGCGGAGCAGTCGTCGATATAAACGACGGAACACAAAACGACTACGCTGATTTCTACAAGCATCCGTATGCCAACGGACCTACAGGTAGTGCAGGTTTACAAAATGTAGGCGAAACGGCTGGTTCTTTTGCGCTAATTGATACAAATGCTTTGATGGCAATGTTCCCCGGTACGCCTTACCTCGACCAACACCGTGGTCAAAACAATCCTCCTTACTTCAACCAAGATGCAATTTTGCCGTTCGATATGGCAAAAGGAGCCAACTCCAAAGTAACAGGACTCACATACACGGACGGTACAAACACTGTCCATGCCAACTTACCAAGTCCAGTCGTCTTGCGCTTTGCACACCCTCACGCACGTTACAGCGCTACGGGTAGTAATTCTGACCAAACGACGTATATGATTTTTGGACCCGGTCAAGCGTTTCCTCATAACACTGCTTCATCCGAGCCGCAAGGTGCTGACATTGTGACAGCAGGGAATGGTTACAGTGCCGTTCCTATTCATATCGGTGGGAATGTCAGCCTTGATTCGTTTTTGCCGAATCAACTTGCTAACGGCGATATAACAGAGCATTCTGGATTTAATCGAACAGGTAGTGCACTTGCTCACTTACCAATGACGACATTTTTCCAGCAAAATCATCGACAAGGTTTCAATTACAACATGAATTGGCAGCCGACAAAGGGATTCCCTTCGACAGGCTCAAGTGCTACGAAGACATACAGTCAAAGGTTTGACCAAGCGTTCTATTACGAAGGCTCGGATGCAAATACTGTTGCTCTTCCAAAACACTATCATCCTTTCAATTACGTATTTTCAGACTATTCCGGTAATGGAATTGGAACTATCAGTCACCGCACAACACGTAAATCGTCTGTTGTATGGCACATGGACGGAGGCTATCATCCCGGTGGTCACTTCCTTGACGACCATGTACGAATCAATCCTATTCACCCTGTAGTAGGTGGGTCGCTCGGACCAGTCAGAAACCACGACACACAAAAGCACGCCTCTGCTTTCCGACCTTGCGGTCTATTGGCTAAGGCTTACTTAACTTATCACGGTGGTGACGAAACGGCTCAAGTTACTGACGACAACATTGTCTTGGTCGATGCAACGAGATGTCAAAATGCGGAAGAGTTGGCTACTGTCCTAAGTGCATCCATCAACACATTCCCCGGTAAAGACCCACTAAAGGCAATTGGTGGTACGTTTATGCCGTCTATGCAAAACGCTCACAAGCAAGACCGATATGGATGGGTAGAGTTGCCAGTTGTAAGTTATACCGAAGAAGCAGGAGCACCTGCTACTTTGACTGTTACCAACGTCGGTACTGCTTTACCTGACTACGGCTGGTTGCGAGTGAGTGATGGAGGTACAAGTGGCTATGCTCCTTACATCAGTCAGTCCATTTCCGCTCCAAACACGACCTTTACTTTGGCGAAGAGTCCAGTGACATCCTCAGTAAGCACAGTGACGCTTACTTCTGGAGGCGGAGGCTATGCTCCAAACTTGGTCAATGCTCCTACTCCTACAACAGGTGGTAGTGGAACAGGTTTGATTCTTAACATATCGACAGATGCTGGCGGTGTAGTAAGTAATGCATCAATCAACGCTGGCGGTACTGGTTACTCTGATACCGATACAGGGCTTGGTATATCGGGAGGAACTGCTACATTCAACGTAACGGCTGTCACCAATACAACGAACATCATCAATCCCGATAACCTGAGAAATTTCATTCCTGATAACACATTCAAAGCGTATATTTGGACAAAGGCAGGTACGCACCGTTACAACAATTCTGATTCAGATACAGGACGAGACCATATGTGCCAAGTTCACTTTGGCGGATTTGCTGACGCTGTCAATCGAACAAAGGCAATCGGAGCAGTAGGATGGCACGGAGAACCGTATTCATATCTCAACTCGTACGATTTGCAGGCAGGTGTTTATCCAGCAGGTCTCGGCGCTTGGCATCCATTCCTCGGTTTCAATCCGTACGGTCCAGCCGAGACTTGTTTGACAGGCAATGCTCCTGTTGGTACCACGGAGTCTCCGAACACAGGCTTTGTTGCTGACTACTGTGTTACTGGATTGTTTAGTCGTCACTTGGTAGCAGTTACACACGAGAGCGAATTACCTTTGATTGCCAAAGCGGATAGGCAAGGTATTGCTTGTTCAGGTGACTGGTTGCATGTTGTTGAAAACGGAGGAGACATCTCCCACGCTGGTACAACGGTGTGGGATGCAAGTAAAGTTCACAACAAGAACAGATACGTTGGCCCTGCTACTGCTGGACCTCACGTCGAAGCACAAGTTCACTCTCTGTTTTCAAAGCCGTTTGCTCAGTCAGATTATCCTGCAACAGGTAATGCCCCTACTGACGCTAAATGGCATCGTGCAATTCAATCCGGTGACATGGTCAGAGCAAGTGCTTGTCGATACCCGACAGGAGATTTGTTTTGGGACGAAAGCGTTGTGAAGTCCAGTAATCACGAAACGACCAGTTACGCTGTCGAGTGTATCGGTGTCAGCGACCACGACGATTATCTTGATATTGCTGCAACATCTACAGACATGCCTCACAATGGTCTGTTTGGTTATTACGAAAAGCGGCTCGCTGCTCGCAATTTCTTACCTGAGCATGTTGTTTGGAAGCGTATGGATGGAGGTAGCCTGACGATGCCTGCCGTCAATGCAAGAGGATTGGGCATGATACCTTGGACAAAGCGCAAAGACAGCAGCGCTACTGATTACAAATTGGTCGGTGAAAAGATACTCGGTAACGTCAGGTTCTCGTTTGAAACAACCAACGCTGCTATGTTTCCAGTTATCCAAGCACAAGAGTTAGGACACCCTCAACTGGCTGAACAACACGCAATCGAAGTAGCAAACGCCTTGCTCATTCCAAACGAACACATACAGTTTGAGAGCGTTCAGGTTATTGATGACACAGGGCAAGAGCACCGCATAGAAGGAGGGTCTCCTTTGGGCACTGTTATCTTGGACTTCCGACATATCAGTGACAGAGAAATCCAAGGACTTGCGCCTGCGCTTGCTGGAGCAGGTATCAATCCAAACTTGAAGATTCGATTGCCAGAGCCTGATGAGATTCCCGGCAACATCATTGTTCGCACAGGATTTGACAGAATACAAGGCTATCAGAACGAAACCTTTGGCTCAGGTGGATTGCAGCACCCCGCTCAGAACATCACTCAGATTCGACAGATGTTTGCTTACGAATATGCTGGACCACGACTATGGCCTACTTGGGAGAACAACGGTTGGGAGCATCTTAGTCAAGACGGTAGTGACATCTCGATGACCAAGAGTGAATCTCGATTGAAGTTCCCTGCTTCGACAAACAAGGGCTGGGCGGACCACACAGACAATGCTCCTTTGAAATCAGCATATGAACCGCATGACCGAAGCCTATTCTTCCACGTCACTCGTATGGGTGTAAGTATGACGCATCGTTACGACACTGACGAGTTATCATTCGATAGTTATGATGCAAACGCAAGTCCTACTCCTGAAATTATTGTGACCACAGACCCTGAGAATGCTGTCTGGTTAGACACAAGTGAGCAGAGTGGAGGACGCTATTTCTTACGAGTCTATGACCCTGTGACAAACAAAGGTGTCCTTGCTTCTTACACAGGGAAGGGTACGAACAAATTTACAGGAGTCGTTGTATCTCCTGACTTTGTATCATTCGTAACAGGTAAGGCTGGGCTAAAGGTTGTACCTTCGTATTACATGCCTGCGGGTAGCACTCGTATGTTTGCATCACGTCGCTTGCGTGACCACAGCGAATACAGTGGTGCGAGCCCAGACATGAAGAAGATTGACTGGTATGATTTGTATGACAATCTGCCAGCCACAACTGGAGCAATGACAAATCCATCAAGCGCTCATACTCGACTGTCAAAACCAAAGATGACACCTATGCCTATACCTCGCATGGGTCACCATTACGTTACGCCTACCATGGCGCTCATGCCGGGCCATTATGCTCACCCTGCGTATCAGCGCATGTACGATTTGCATCACGCTTGTAAGAGTTCCAGCCATTCGCCATTTGAAGACGACTTGGTAGGTACGCTTGAAACAACAAGAACGAGCGGCAGCAATACAGTGTTATCTGACGGTTTTGGTAGAGACCCGCTTGTTTGGTTCTCGACACCAACGGCTGCTTACGGACCAAGCGATATACACGGCGGTGCTTTCACACTTCTCACTGAAACGAAGTTAAAGTACGAAGGCTACGGTATCGCTGCAAGTGACGGTACAAATGCCGGTAACATCAACGCTAACGGTGGTCACACGCTTGTACTGGAGGCTGCAAACTCATACACGCTCAACAACCACTTCCCTGACCCACTGGAAGTAGGGGCTTATCAGATTATCATCCAGCCGAATGTATTCAAACAGCAACTCAAAGGATTTCACCAAAACGGACCAGCAACGGACGTTCCTGACGGTTCGGTTGTCGAACTGACAGGGCAGCAAGTCAATACTGTGATTGCAATTGAGAAAAACATGAGTACGCGAGGAGCGTACGCTCTTATCCTCGCAGAAGCAACTATGGCTGACGTACGAGGTTGTGAAGTCATACTCAACGAAGTCATACTTGACATTGACCCTGACCCTGCAAGTCAGTTCACCAACCTGCCTCCTCTTGCACTGTACAATCCGTTAGGCGTGCAAGAAAGCACCAGTCCTTCATTCACTCGACGAAGCCTGCCTTATCGACCCGGTATGTTCCAAAGTTCGACACCGGGTCGAACGCTCACCATTCCGTGGTGGGGTATTTTGCACAAAGATGGCGCTACGGCTACTGGTGCAAATAAATTCAAGCACCTTGAATGGCACAAGCCTGACAACTACTACGAACTCTGTCGAGCCAACTTCGGATGCATAGGTGCTCAAATTACGTTGGCAGGTTATCCGACATCGTTCCTCGACATCTACGAACCGCACAAGCGCTTGCGAAGCCTCAATCCGAACTGCGTCGTTATTGCCAAGAACCAGTCTGGTTCGACAATAACTGTCGATAACAACGACTTGTTCCCTGTCGAACCATATTATGGTGAAGTCATCGAGTACACGAAAAGTGGTAAGCGATACACTGCTACTTACGGCAACAGAACAGGTACGCTTGCTCACTCTACGCTCGGTGAAAGCGATACGTTTGAAAGTGTGACAGGTAGCGCTGAGTTTTGGACGAATCTTGCAGCAGGTGACATTATCAGACTTAGCCGACCTTACGACAATGGTTCGTCTGATACGCTGTACACAAAGTCGGATGTCAGTGCATTGACCAGAAACTTGCTCCAGTACGAGAGCGGTAGCCGAGATACCAACTCGCTCAATCCTGCCGACGCATTCTTGTGCATGTGGCACCCAAACCTCGGACGACCATTTACATGGTACAGCGATACCGCTACTGGCGGTACTCGTAACTTCTACACCAACACAGGCGCTGCCGATACACCAGTAGATAAGAAGGGATACAACCACATTCCTGAGCACTTTGAAACAATTCACTATCAAGATTTCAATTACGTTGCGAGCAAAGGTCCGTTTGCGCTCGCTATGCAGTGGGTCGTACCTCCTCATGACCATAACAACAATGCAGGTACTCCTCTCAATCACGACGGCGCAGTACAGACCGCTACGCAAATTGATGCAGCAGTAGATGGTTCAGGTACACTCAACCATCAAGGTGGGACAGTTGGCTCAAACAAATACAATTTCTTTGGATTCTGGCCGGGTGGCTCACACGGAGGAGGAGCAATCAGTCGTATGGAATCATACGGACATGCCCTCATCGGATGGGGCAGCGATACCTACGGTATGGATTGCGAAACGTACCAAGATTCAACGGGTGTCGCTACACTGTCGCTACCAAACGACAGAAACCGATGCTTCGGATACCGTATGGGCGTGCGACAATTGTACAATCGACCTCGTTGGTCTCCGTATGTACGTGGGTGGCTTGAGGTAGCGAACAGCAACGCTATGCTCGGCTACTACCATGGTCCACTTATTCAGCACGATTCTAAGTCAAACGGATGGGATTACGTCGGCTCTGATACGAACCAAAGTGACCAGACATTTGACACGATGTACGTCGGCATCCTTGAGCGATTGACTCAGGTTTCCAGCCTACTTGGTCAAGACCAAATTGGTCGTCAAGTGCGTTACAGCGACGGTCGTAGGATGACTGCTCCGTTTGGATGTCCTGTGCGTACGTTACGTAACGCATCAACGACGACTCGACTTTATCCAAACGACGAGCAAGGTCAAGGCGTCGAAGAGTTAGCCGATGCTCACCGATTCTACATGGTCGATTGGTGGGGCAACAGTCGTGGAGAAGATGTCAGGCGTTTCCCTGTACGTGGATTCGGTCTACGTCCTTCGTGGGACCCTGAGGATGCTTATGCTGATACGAATGTCGCACATCGGCCTGCTGCAAACGATTTGTTCGGCGGTGACGGTAACGACCGTTACAGTGGTAACGACAACAGTGACAACAACTCGGCGTCGAATATGGGAACGGCTGACTGGTTCAATCCAGCCAGCGCTCTCAGAGTCGGTGACCGTGGTGACGGTCGAGGTGTACGTTGGCCAACTGTGTTTAACGAAAGTCTTCTCATGGATGTCAGCGAAGAACATGACGCTACTGGTCTGATGTTATCACACAGCACTGCTGAGCCTGCATACGGTCAAGGATTCATCCGACCGAGCAACGAAACACTACAAGCAGGTGAGATTGAGCGGGGCATCAGTGACCGAGTCGATTTGAACGAAGACGATGGTTTGCTCAAGTCGAGCGCAAACGTAGGTGAGGGCTTTGAGACTGTCAATGCTGACATACGAGGCGCTGAGCCTGTGTCAAGAGATGATGTTCGGTTAGGGCTCGATGTCGATACGCTTGCTGAACTCAACGATGGTACGTCTCGTGAATACATTGTTATGTCTACAGAAGCCTCAAGTCTACACACTGACCGTGAAGTCGGACAACGTACGAACATACGTGGTGCCTACAACTCAGGTAGTCGTACGCTCAAAGACTTGGATATGACAGATTTGAACTGGAGTGCACAGCCAGTAACGGGCATTGTCAAGCACTCCAACGCACACGCTATGTGGCCGTTAGGAGGCACGTATGTAATGGAATGGAACAAGCACGCTGGAGTGCTGGATGTCAAGGGCTGGGGTAAGGCTGGGGCATCTTCCTCATCCAACCCATACCAAGATGCCAACCACGACCCTATCAACGAAAATATCAACTATACAGATAGTACAATCCAATTCCTCTATAGACCAGTGTACGGACTTGATTTCAAGCACAGTCAGATGTTCAGGCCATTCGTGGCTACAAGCGGTCCTCAGTCTGGTTCAAACTTCTATAGAGCGACATCGGGCGGTAAGTACGGCTTGTTTGTAAGTGACGTACCGACAGCACGTACAGGTACACCGAGCAGCCCACCTTACGCACCTGCATACACGCTTGTACCGGGCACGAGCGTCACTGTACCTGATAGTCAAGGTCCTAAAATTCTGGGTGTCGAAGTAACAGGTTACGACAAGACGGACATACGTTCTCCTGTTGCACGCATGGTCATGTCAGAAAACACGCTTGAGCACTTCCGAGCCGACGCAAGTCGCCGTTCTATAGATGACGATGAAGGCGATTACGAAGTGCAACCGAGATTCAGCCAAACGCTGCACCCGAAGGGTAGTAAGGGCGATGCAAGTTATAACACTGGAGACCATAGCGGAGAGTGAGGCGTATGGCTGTAGGTAAGAATCTCGCAACTGGTCGATTCGATGCCGACCAAGATGCTGTGATGAAAGTCGTACGCAAGCCTCGCTTCGTAGACAACGCTGTTCGGCACGGCGAGTACACGCGCATCAAAGCAGGTTTTGCGGTAAACAAACCGACTGGCTCAGATTTCGTACCGACAACTGAGCGACGGTATCGCCTTATCGAAGAAGAAGATACTGTCCGTTTGCTTCACAACCCTACAGATAGCATTCGATACGAAGGTGCATTGTTCTACGACACTGACAAGGTGACAACGACCAGTACCCTGCCAGCACTGCTTGTAGGTGGAGAAGACGAGCGACAAGCACTTGTCGTTTCTCAAATACAAACGGCGACGAAGGGCACACGGTATCGGGTCGAAAACCTCAAAGGGCGTTCACTCAAGGAGATAGGCTTCACCGACAAAACTATCCGTTTTGCTCAGAAAATTGGAGTTGGCTTGAGAACATCTGACTTGGCAGCGAGAGTATCCAAGGCGAATCAGAGTTCCATCAACGGTTTCAAATCAAGAAAGCCAAGCGGTACGTTTCTTGCTCAAGACTTCTACGGCGTAGAAGCATTTACTGCTTTGCGCTTTTTGTCAAAACACGACGGCTACAGTCCTCGTGGAGACCGTTTTGGAAACGTATGCTACTTCCCACAGAATCAAGTCGAGCGAGAATACTACGTGACTGAGAACCGTGTCCTTGGTGGTACACTGGACGATAACACTGAAAGCGCTCCAAACAGAGTCGTCGTCAGAGGAAAAGCGAGAGCCAACAATCACAACAACGTTGTACAGGTTGATGACTTTGGTCGCCAAGAAAGTGGTGTCTTGGAGGTACCCGGCGGTATCCATGCACCTACAGCGCTCACAAAGTCCAGTGCAAAAGCGATTGGTCAGAGGATGCTCAAGATGGCAAAGAACGCTACAGGCTCAAAGACATTGGTCGATGTCGTGGCGGCTACACACATGCATCCGGGCGACATGGTATCGTATCAGACAAGAGTAGACAACGAGCGTTTTATTGTCCTTGGTAGCAAACTTGACCTCAACGAACGCAAGACAAACCTTCTTGTCAATTCAGTCGATGTTTCGCTGGAAGACGTACTGCAACGTTTCCAAGAGATTGACGTCAGTGGTAGCATCGAAGCGAACGAAGAGCGCAATCGCCAGTTTGCTGTCGAAGAGTTCAGTACGTCGTTTGGCTTCAAGTTCAAAGTATCATGGCAAATATCTGAACGCGTCGATATGAATCGAGGTGTAGGTTACGCCGTAGGTATGAACAAGCGCAATGCTATCAACGGCTCTCTTAGACTGCAAAGTACAGGCGTACTTATTAACAACAGTGGAGGTTACGCTATCGGTACGTCTTCGTTCACAACAGACGGAACTGCTGCCAGTTCAGCATTTGTCACTGATAACCAAGCGGTCTACACAGCAAATGGCAACAAGTTGGGTCACATCAATCTCAGTTCAGTGGGCTCTACGACCGTCGCTATCAAGTCCGCCAGTGTCCATCCAGTAGAGAACAACGAGGAGTTGTTCGTCTTATCCACTGCTTCATTTGCAGAAGCACTTAACAACCACTTGAAGATAGGTACAATACACAGTCGTTACTTGAGCAACAGGAGAGGATGATATGCCGTTATTGGATGAAGGGACGAGATTTTTGATTGATACATTGAAGAGTAGAATCAACGAGGTTGTATTCGGATTCGACGGTACAGTTGCTACCCAACAGGACGGTGGCATCGGTAACCCCGCCATTGTAACCACGCCTACTGTCAGAGTGGTCGATGACAATACGTTGATTGTCGAAGCCAAACTGGACCTCGACACGTCGTTCACACGACCCTTGCGAGAAGTCGTCATTCGATACAAGAACCCAAACGATTCTACCGATACGACAGACTTCATGCGATACACGTATAACGCAATCACGAAAAGCAACAACAACGAGATACGATTCTCAGCAATGATTGAGGTGACAATATGACCAATCCGAAAGCAGGACACACGAGCGCAACTGGTATGGGCAGCAATGCCTCAGGACTACGAGACGGTGATGGTCTGACAAGTCCAAGCCTTACCAATATCTACGAAGGTATCCATGGCAACGGAATTATGCGACTTGGTGACGGAGCAAAAGGTGACTCGCTCAGAAACAGCATCGTTGCAAATACACCCGGCTTTATTGAAATCACTGCTACACAAGGTGAAGTCAAGGTGTACGGAGGCTATTGTGTGCTCGACGGTGTACTCTACAAATTCGCTAACGGCCCCGGCTCTCACGAAACGTTTGTCATTGGTACGACTGGAGCAGGTGCCAATCACAGTGGTGACCTACCGAGTGTACCTGCGAGCAACAGTGACGTGTTCGTCACGGTGTTTCTTGTAGGTCGCAACACACCCGAAGCGCACGTCATGTACGAGATGGGTACACCTGCTGCACCTTCAAGCGGTACGCCTCTTATTCCAAACAGGTTCTTGTCTGACCCTCGTATTTCTGGTAACTCTGACCTGAACCATCAAACGACAGTCCTTGGTGTCATTCGATACACGATGACTGGTGGAGCGGGTAGCATTACCGCTTCACTGAACTCCAGCCCTGTCGTACACGACCGCAGGACGTTTCTTAGGACTTCACCTCTGTACCTGACACCTATGACGCAAGGGTCAATCGGTAACGTGGATGCAGGGAACGTCTTGTCAAATCCCGATTCATT